CATCGTTCTTTGCTGATAGTTCTTGTATTGCTTTGACTAAGATGGGTATGAGTGCGCTTTCCGCAACCTCTTGGCCACCATCATCTCGTTCATCCCACATTTTAAATCCATCTTTAAGTTCGGAATGTGCATCAATAGCTGCCTTAACTTCCTGTGCTATAAAACCGTGGTTAGTGTCTGAGTTTTTAAAGACATCTGTTGAGTCAGCCTCATAAGCTCTAAATGTTTCGGGAAGTTCTCCAAGATTTTTATACTTAAAGGTGCGTGGTTTTAAGGCATTAATAAATGACAGACCTGCTGTAGAGTTTACAATGTCTTTTTTGTATCGTTGGTCTGATACTGTTGCCCAACTTACGTTTCCGTGTGCGGCCCTTATATCGTCACCAGCTTTTCCTAAAGTTGTATACCCTGCTGCGCCTGCTACGTTGTAACCTATTACATTTGCCCCATCAGTATTCACGGCTGTTGTGTGAGTGTTGCTCCCAATAATAACATTTTCATCACCATCTGCTAATAAAACAGCACCAGATCCAGAGTTATTACCAATAATAGTGTTATTATTTCCAGTATTTACTCCGTCACCAGCTTGTGCGCCTATACAGGTGTTTTGTAGGCCGGTGGATATTGCTCCCCCTGCAATAAAACCAAAAGCTGCATTGTAACTGTTTGTTGCTGTTGTAAACTGTTGCGTTTGTAATGCAGAGTTTCCTACGGCAGTGTTTCTTGAACCCAGTTGATCGTTGCCTAAAGCACCTTTCCCAACGGCTACATTAAAATCCGCATCTGAAAGTGAATCACCAGCTAGACTGCCAATAATGACATTCTCAACGCCTGTGGATATTGATGCTCCTGCATCTCTGCCTATTGCTATGTTATGAGAAGATGTAGCAGTAGTAAAGTTTTGTGTAAATAATGCATTTCTACCTAGTGCAACTGAGTCTAAACCTTTAGTATCAGTTAATAATGCTCTGTCACCAATGGCTGTATTTGAGCTACCAGTTGTTAAAGCACCCCCTGTACTATGCCCAGCAAGTACGTTTCTTTCACCTGTGTTAATTGCATCTCCTGTAAGGTAACCAACAGCCACGTTTAAATCGCCAGTAGTAATAGCAGTACCAGCTTCATCGCCTACAACAGTGTTGAAATTACCGCCAGAAACAATAGAGTTACCAGCATTTATCCCTGCTCTAAAGTTAGATGTGCCCAACGTACTACTAGATATGTCACCAACAAAATTCACCCCACCAGAAAAAGTACCACCAGCAGATGCCGAAACTGTGTCACCGACTAACACAACATCATACACGACCATTTCAACTGTGTCATCTACGGATGCACCTTGCTCTAGTACAACGGATGTACCTGTTGTTGCTGCATAGTCTGTTGCTGGAACTAAGAGTACACCATTTTGATATACATCCATATACAAAGTATCATCATATCCTAATGTAAGACTAGAATCATCTGTACCACTAAAACTTGTTTGACTAGCAGTAGCAGTATAAATAAATCTTTTTCTATTTGTATTAGACTCTAGTCCTTTTCCAATATATGGCATTTATGCATCCTCTAATGTTTTAATTCTAGCTTCTAATTCTTGTATGGTTTTTACGAGCAGTGGTACTAGTTTAGACTGATCTATCCCTTGCATTACTGCTTTACCATCATCATCAACTTCATCTTTAGTGCCTGTCACAGACTCTGGTACTATTGCCTGTGCTTCGTGTGCAAGGAAGCCCTCTACTGTTTTGTCAGCATCAACGATGAAGTTAAACCGTGCAGGTTTAAGTTGCTTCAGTCTTGTTGTTGCATCCCAATCATAGACTACGTTTTCTTTTAGGCGGTAGTCGGATGAAGTTGCAAAAGTTGTTGCTGAACCAGTTATTGATATACCGCCTACATGTGTAGTGTTTTTGTAGTATACTTGAATAAGGCCGTCACTACCAGACCTACCCTGATACAATGATATACCACTTCCTCTATTTATATTAATAGAACCGCCAACAATTGCCGCACTACTAGCAGCAACAGAAATAGGATCAGCATTTGTACCACTTATAAGCAGTACCTGATCTCCATTAATACGCATAGCCTCAGCAGCTTCTGTTTGGAACTGCATAGAAGTGGTATTGTGGTCGTAAACAAGTTTACCTACATCTATATCAGAACCATCACCAAAAAGACAACCTGACGTTCCATTCTCAGCCGTTAACCATTGTAAATAGTTTGTACCTTCACGTTCTAAAACAATTTGAGCAGAAGCATGAGGAGCTATACCAGTGTCACTGGCCTTTACATGAAGTAAGTTTGCTGAAGCCGTTTCACCAATACCTACATTTTCATCTGAAGTAATTGTAATCGCAGTGGCATTACTAGCATTGGATATGCCTGTAATTCCTTCTTTACCTACTTTAGTTAATGCCATCTATCTATCCTTTATGCGTAGGGGTTTGTGCCCAAATTAGTTGTGTCCCAAGCATTCTTTAAAACACTAACACTATTTGCTTGAGTTATCGCACTTGCAGCTGGTGCATTACGCAACGCTGTTTTCTTTGTTTTTATTGCAGCCTGTGCAGAAGTGTCACTGTCTTCCAATGCTCTCATATACAATGCGTCTTGTGCTTCTAGTAAAGGTTTTCTTACTTCACGAATTTTATCTTTAAATAATACTCTTGCAGCTGTTAAGTCTTCAGTAATTACTGTTCCAGATAATGACCATGCATCTCTGAATAGACGATCTGCTGGAACAGTTGCACCAACACTATCAATGGTATTACCGTCCTTGTCTGATATAATTGTTGTTGCCATTTTATTTCTCCTAAGCAGCTTCTTCAATGTTATTTATATTTATACAATCTTCTTTTATCTTCCAAGAATTTCTCCAACTTCTGGTACTTGGTAATTGTGATGTAGTACAAATAACCATACGAGGTTTATTTGATTTATCACTGTCTTGCCAAACGTGCATTGGAATATCCTTTTGAATTAAATATTCAATAGCTTGTTCCTCTGTCATAGCATCAATTGGTTTCATGTTGTGAAGAAGTTCTGGGCCTCTGGTATGTTTTACAAAGCCAGGTGTATTTTCGTCTTTCTTGAGTTCCCAGTATGATGATACAGGTGGTAGTATCCCACCTTGTAATGCACACGCCATCCAGTTAGGATCTGGGTGTGTAACCTTTGCTGGTTCATCTGGTTCATTTGGGTCTTCCCATACTACACAATACTCTGTCCTATACATCTCTAGGTTTTCTTTGGCCCAGCCTAATCTGTTCCATAAGTGTGTGCCTTGAAACTCAGGTGTTTGTATCATTATGCTAAGTCTCCACAATTTGAATATGAAGTGTCATTTGAATCTACTAAAGCACCTGAACCTGCAGTAAATAATCCCATATTTGCAGTAGCAGGATTTAAAACAGCAGCCAACCCATTTGCGGCATCTGCTAAACTAATATTTCCATTAGCATCAGCATGGTAGTTTACATTTCCCATATTGTTTGAAAAATGAACTAAAAAATTACCAGTTCCACTATCACCCAGACTTGATGTGTTAAAACTGTCATCCAGAGTTGCATCACTGCCCTCAAAATGTCCCCAACATTTAACTAACCCCTGAGTAACATCTGTAGTAGCTGCACCGCCTTCACTTGTAAGTGTCAGCGTACCTGTTGTACTTGCGTCAAATACTCTGCCGTTTAGTTCTAGTACGCTCATGCTAAATCTCCGTGTTGTGTTACGCCAACATAGTCTGAATCCGTGTCTGCACCTGAAGCATTTATGGCCTCTGTTCGGTAAACCCCTGTTGTCGTTGTTGCAGAGTTAACTACACTGTGAAGCTGATTTGAACCAGTAGTACAACAATAATTAGCGGATGCCATATCATTAGCTATAGTTACTGTTGTTTGACCTGCTGCAGTATCAGTAATACCTGTGATATTAAAAGAATCTGCTATAACTTGTGAACCTGATGTCTGGACTATATCAATCCAAGACTTTGCCAACCCTTGCTGTATATTGGTAACAACTGTACCACCCTCAGCTATAATAGTAGCACTTCCTGCTGATGCACTGACAATAGCAGTTGTACCTACTTTTGTAGTTGTTGGCATAGTAATTGATGTGGCTGTAGTTAGCCCTGTTATTGTGTTTGTTACTAATGTACTCATGCTAAGTCTCCATGTACTTGTGCAAATGAGTAAGTTACATCTCGATTGGTATCATCATTTGCTTCTCTAGTAATAGTTCTAAACAAAGTTGATGTAGGTGCTTCAGCGGCAGTTGATAAACCGAATCTAACATTATCACTATTATCAATAAAAGTACCAGATGCACCACCTACTGAATATTCAGCACTACCCATATTATTAGCTATTGTAACAGTTGTAAGACCTACACCTTGATCAGTAATACCTGTCATGTTGAAGCTATCACGAACAGCTATTGTTCCTGTTCCATTCATACTAAGCCAAGCCTTCGCTAACCCTTGCTGTAAGTTAGTTGTTGTTGAACCACCTTCAGCTACTACAGTTACAGAGTTAGCTGCTGTGTTACCTCTTATGTTATCTACCTTTACAAACCCAGCACCTGTAACTGCTGCTGTGCTACCTGATCTAGTTTGTAGTGTGTCTACTTTAATTGTACTCATTTTATAACACCGTCAATCTGCCGCCTGATGCGACTGTTAGAGTTACACCTGATGCA